ATTATAATAACCGTAAGACACCTGGAGCGAAAGATAATATGTTCGACAAGCGTCCTCATTTAGGTCTTCCTTCTTGGTTTAAACGATGATATAATCCTTAGATGGAGGCAGGGCACCACCACATACCCCCTGTCTCCTTTTAAGGACATTTATGAATTTAGGTTTTGACGCAATATCACAACTTCCTATATCTCAAGTAGGAGCAGATAATACAGTAACAATTATAACAACAGGTAACAATTTAGTTGCTAGTATAGGTAATCCTAATATTACAGCTAACTCAGTTACAGAGAATATAACTGGTAATCAACTAACACTTGGTATTGGAACAGTAACAATAGTTGGTACAGCTAATCTTGAAGCACCTAAAACACCACTAACTTTAGGAACGGGTAACGTTACAGTTTCTGCAGACGCTAATGTAGAAGCATCTGGAAACAACTTGATTATACGTACTGGATCTGTTACTATTACTGGAACTGCGAGTATAGAAGCACCTGCTACCGCTATGACATTAGGAACAGGCGAAGTGGGGATTATTACGTGGAATGAAATTATACCAGGAGCAACAATGGTTTGGACACCAATAAAACCGTACTAATATGGCATCAACATTTTCAACAGATTTAGCATTAGAACTTGTAGCAACCGGTGAAAAAGCTGGTCTATGGGGAACTATTACAAATACTAATTTACAAGTATTACAACAATCAACATCAGGTGTAATTGATGTAGCAATGACATCTGGTTCAGATGTTACTTTAGCTTTATCAGATGGTGCAACATCAAACGGTAAAAATATTTATCTTAAATTAACTGGCACAATGACAGCTAACATTAGTTTAATTATACCTGCATCTACAACAGGTGGTACAGCTACAAGATTATACGTCATTCAAGATGCAACAGACAGAACTACAGCAAACAAATATACATTAAGTATTAAAACAGCCGGGTCATCAAATCCAATAGCTGTTCCTGTAGGAGCTACAATGTTAATTCATTCTAACGGAACAGACGCAAGATTAGATATTTTGCAAAAAGGTAATTTTGCAATTACATCTAGTTCTATTACTGCATACACTGCAGTGGCTGGTGATAATTTATTAATTGATACAGCAGCAGCTCAAGTTACTATCACACTACCAGCTAGTCCAAGTATGGGTGATGAAGTATCTATAATGGATGTATCAGCAACTGGAGGATTTGCTTCAAACAAAGTAATTGTAAATAGAAACAGTCAACCAATAAGAGGTGCTGCATCTAATTTAGATTTAACATCTAACAATCAATCGATTAAATTAAGATACACTAACGCAACCAAAGGTTGGCAATACGTATACAACCAAACAACATAGGAGTAATCAGTGCTTACGAAAATTAAGTTTGCTCCTGGAATCGATAAACAAGATACTTCAGTCGGAGCAGAAGGGCGTTGGGTTGACTCAGATAATGTAAGATTTAGATATGGCCTACCAGAAAAAGTAGGTGGTTGGTCCTCTCTTTTAACAGATACAATCGTAGGTGTAGCTAGAAAACAACACGCATTCGTTGATACAGACGGCAATAGATATGTAGCTATCGGCACAGATAAATTTTTACTTTTATATTTTGAAGGTCAATTATTTGATATAACTCCTCTTAAAACTGCAATTACAGGTGCAACATTTACTTTTAATGGAACAACAACTGTAACACTAACAACGTCAGCGGATCACGGTATTGCTGTAGGAGATATAATTAGATTAAGCGCAACAACTTTACCAGGCGGTACAACAGGTGTAACTACAGCAACTTTTGATAATATAAACTTTCAAGTATTGTCAGTGCCATCTTCTACAACTTTAACTATTCAAGCAGCTACTGCAGGTTCAGCATCTAGTGGTGGATCTGTAACTATTACTCCTTATGAAGTAGTGGGCCCAGCAGCTCAATCTTATGGTTATGGATTTGGTATTGGAAACTATGGTGGAACAATTACTGGTGTTGCACAAACAAATTTAGACGGAGCGTTGAACGCGGATACTGCTGGTACAGGTGGATCAGGAACTTCAATTACAGTTGATTCAACTACTGGTTTTGATGCTGCTGGTACAATTTTAGTAGAAAATGAATTAATTACATACACATCAAAAAACGCTACAAATTTTTTGGGTATTACTAGAGGTACAAACGGAACAGCAACTGCTGGTACATCAAATGGACAAGCTCACTCTGATGGAACTTTAGTTCAAAACGCAACATTGTTTGCAGGTTTTGGTAGTGCGGTACAGGCATCTACCGTAACTCTTGAACCAGGACTTTGGTCATTAAGTAATTTTGGTGAAGTTCTTGTTGCAACAATTGCAAATGGTAAAACATTTACTTGGGATGCAGGAGCTGCTAATCCAACAGGCAATAGAGCAGCAACAAATACATCAGGATTTGAAACAACAAATAATCCAACTGCAACTAGAGTTACTTTAATATCACCAACAACACGTCACTTAATTCATTTTGGAACAGAGGTAACTATAGGTTCACCTACAACACAAGATGATATGTTTATAAGATTCTCTGTTGATGAAGATATAAATAATTATACACCTGAAGCAACCAACACCGCAGGCACACAAAGACTACAAGATGGTACAAAAATTATGGGTGCATTAGTTGCAAAAGAAAATATTCTGGTATGGACTGACAATGCATTATATGCAATGAAATTTGTTGGTGCACCATTTACATTTGGTTTTGAACAGGTGGGTACAAACTGTGGATTGATAGGTAAAAATGCAGCAATTGAAATTGATGGTGTTGCATATTGGATGGGTAACAATGGATTCTTTTCTTTTGATGGTACAGTTAATACACTGCCTTGTTCTGTTGAGGATTATGTTTATGATGATATTGATACAACAAAAGGTCAACAAATTTGTGCAGGTATAAACAATCTATTTACAGAAGTTATTTGGTGGTACCCTACAGCTAATGCTACATTTAATGATAGATACGTAGTTTATAATTATGGACAAGATAATGCTAATTTACCTATGGGTAATTGGTATACAGCTACAAATACAAATGCAATGAGAACAACTTGGATTGATTCATTAGTATATCCTAAACCATATGCAACAGCTTTTAATAGTTCTAACACAGGAACTTTTCCTGCTATTCAAGGTGAAACAGGTTTGGGTCAAACTGTATTTTTTGAACACGAGGTGGGGACTGATCAAATTAATCCTGATGGTAGCACAACAGCCTTAACTTCTTTTGTTGAGTCGTTTAGTTTTTCTTTACAAAAAGATCAAAGTGAAGTGTTTTTAGCTATGCGTAGATTTTTACCTAACTTCAAAGTATTAACTGGTAACAATCAAGTAACCATATCTGTAAAAGATTTTCCTGCAGACCCAAGCGCTGCAACCACATTAAGTCCTTTTACAATTACATCTAGTACAACTAAAGTTGACACCAGAGCCAGAGGACGCTATGCAAATATTAAAATAGAAAATACGGGCGCCGGTGAATCGTGGAGATTTGGTACGTTTCAGGTAGACCTACAACCAGACGGAAGGAGAGGATAATGGCAAAGATAGTAGTAAGATTACCAGAACCTAAAAAAGAATATAGTGAAGATAACCAAAGACAAATAAACAGAGCGTTATCTATCTTAATAGAACAATTAAACTCAACATACTTAACACAACAAAAAGAAGATCAAGAACGATTTACTTGGTTAGGATTAGGTTAATGGCAAATATATATAAAAACGAAAAAACAAGTTTAACAACTACAGCACTTACTACTTTATATACAGTGCCATCAAACTCTAGAGCTATTGTTAAGTCTTTATTAGTAGCAGAAGACGCCGGTAGTACAGCAGTTGTCAAAGTGACTTTAGTAGATGCAGCTGCAGCTATTTTTGTAGTAGATAATGATGTTAATTTATCTGCTAATCAAAAAGAACAAGTATTGAGTGAACCTTTAATTATGAAAGAAAGTGAAATATTAAAGGTACAAGCAAGTAGTGGTGCAGTAGATGTTATTGCATCTGTACTAGAAATTAATAGGGAGGATAGATAATGCCATTTGTAGAGCAAGAAGAAGGATACTCAGAACAAAAAATAGACGGCAAAACAGTTAAAGTCTATAAGCCAAGAGTAGAGGTAACTATAAAACACCTTAAAACAGGTAGAGAATATCTATCAGATGCAGAGGCTAAAGAGGATGTAGATAGCCCAGTTACTGATACTACACAAGATGATATATCTAGAAGTGTAAATATCGTGGTGGGACCAGGTGCTTTGGGTGGTAAAACTAACATATAGGATCGTTGACGAATGTATAAAAACCTTGTAAATTGTACTACACTCGCCTTTTTACAAGCTTTGCGAACTTGCTTTCAACGTATATTATAAAGAGAAACTATGGGATTATTTAAAAAAATTTTCAAACCAGTTGCAAAGGTATTAGACAAAGTAATACCTAACGAGATTAAACCAGCATTACCATATCTAGCTGCGTTAGCCCCGGTATTTGCACCGGCTGGCATACAAAGTTTGTTAGGTCAAACAATGATGCGAAGAGCTATAACTTCTGGTGGTTTAAATATTTTAGGACAATTATCTCAAGAAGGTAGTGAGGGTGATATTAATTTATTATCAGCAGGACTCGGAGCGTTGACAGGTGCAATGACCACACCAGGTGCAGATTTTGCAGGAATGACAACTAAAGGCACGTTAGCTGATCAAGGAATTATAGGTAGTCAAGCAAGAATGGAAATGGCTAACAGAGGTTTACTAACTCAAGCAAAAGATTTTGGTTTAGAAACTTTAGCAAAAGGATCGGAAATGTTTGCAGCAGGTGCTGATAAACCATTTAGTATGGCAGGAGCCAAAGCGGCAACACTACCAGTAGCGACAGCAACTGGTGATGTGATGGAGGCGCAACAAAGAGTAATAGACAAACAAGCAGCCATAGATGCTGCGTTAGCAGAGGCAGAAGCATTAGCGGACAGTGGACTTAGAGGTGATGCAATTAGAAACGCGATGAGAGCTTATGGATTCTTTACTGATGATGAAATAGAAGAAACAGTTTCATCAGCAGGATACAAAACTGGTGGTAGAGTAGGATTTAAATTTGGTGGTATCGATGCAGCAATTAAAAAAGTAGAAGATGAGTCTATTAAAGAATCAGCTAAGATGGTAGCAGATATGCCTGATATGGATTTAATGGATCTTATAGAAGAATTTGAAATTATATTTAAAAGAAAACCAATGAATATGGAAGAGTTAAAACAATTCTATAGAGAAACTTATGAAATGGAAAGTCCAATTCGAATGAAAGAAAAAATTAAAGAAACAGTTACAGTAGAAGCTAAAGATGGTGGACTGATGGATCTTGGTGGTAAAGAAATGGATTTAAGAGGTGGAGGATTTGTACCGATAGGTAAAAAAGAAAGAGCAGATGATGTACCTGCAAGACTTTCTAAAAACGAATTTGTGATGACTGCTGATGCAGTCAGAGCGGCAGGTGGTGGCAGTGTTAATGAGGGTGCTAAGAGAATGTATAAAGTAATGAATGATCTGGAGGCTAGAGCATAATGTCAACTACAACTACGATAACAAAACCAGCACCGATACTAGAAGGTTCGCTTACAGCCTTTTTAAAGTCGATTGATAAATTAGGAGCAGGTGCAGTACCATCTACGTTTACGGGTATTGATACATCTAAATTTGCACCTCAAGTAGCACAACAAGTAGCTTTACAAACAGATGCTGCAAAACGAGCGGCTGAACTAGGAACTTTAACTGGACCTGATGCATTCAAACCATTTATGTCTCCGTATCAACAAGAAGTTATTGATACTACACTTGCAGAATTTGATAGACAACAAGCAATACAACAAACAGGTTTAAGAGATGCAGCTATACAAAGAGGCGCTTTTGGTGGAGCAAGACAAGGTATACAAGCAGCAGAAGCAGCAAACCAAGCAGCGTTAGGTAGAGCAGGATTACAAGCACAATTATTACAACAAGGATTTCAACAAGCACAAGCAGCAGCGGCAGCAGATCTTGCAGCAGAACAAGGACTTGGTGCCTATCAAAGTCAATTAGGTCAAGCACAACAGGCTGTAGATCAGGCACAACTTGATGCAGCACAGATCGCAGCTAAAGAAGCACAGTTTCAACCATTCACACAATTAGGATTGATTGGTCAACAACTAGCACAGATTCAACCAGGAGCGTTCCCTACACAAACCGTAGGTATCGGAGCGGTAGGAGCACCGGCTAGCCCTATGTCACAATTCTTAGGTGGAGCAGCAGGTATTGGTGGTATTGCTGGTAAATTAGGATTATTTGGATAATGAGCAGAATATTAAGACGACCTATGTTTAGAGGTGGCCCGGTCGATAGCCGTGGCACAGGTATTACATCTGGATTAATGGATGGTGGTAGAGTTGGTTATAAAGAGGCAGGGAGCGTTTTAGGTAGTGATTTATATAAACCAGCTGATTTTAGTAAATTTATAAATCAAAATTTTGCAGCAGGTAGAAAGACTGAAGGATTTAGTCCTGCTTTTCTTAATCAAATGTTTGATAGTGAAGGAAATTTAAAAGAGGACTTTACTTATGAAAATATCTTTGCAGGTAATTTACAAGAAGAAAAACCTAAATCTATGTTTGAAGATAATATATTAGAGTTTTCAGATGTTGGTATAGCAGGTGATAAAGCTAGTAGAATATCTCCTAATAATAAAAAATTTGCTAATCTTCTTAAAACAGATGTTTTAGATAAATTAGAAGAATCAGGTGAATATTCATACGATGATATGCCAAGAGGTGGCGGCGCAGACCCTATTGGTAAAAAAACAGATACACCTGATCTACCAGATCCTAATGATCCAAACAATAACAATGAACAAGTTACAGAAGTCGATGCTAAAACATTGATGAAAGAAAACGCAGAATTGTTTAAAGAATTATTAGGTGCAGATAATGAGAAAAAATTAAAAGATGCTAGAATAGGAGATGTATCAGATTATTTATTAAAATTCTTTGAAGGTTCGCAACAAGAGGGTGCAACAGTTGGATCTTCTGCAGCTAACGTTGCAAGATTTGCAACCGCAAAACCAAGTAAAACTGAGCTAGCTAAACAAGCTATTGACAAATCTGATCAAACTGCAATGGCATTAGCAATCAACGATTACATTGCAGGTAAGAGATCTAAAGAACAAATAGATTTAATGGAAAAAAAATTAGGAGCTAATTTTGCACAACAAATAGCTTTAATAGATTACAAAAATAAAAAAGATACTTTTGTAGATTTAGTCGGTGAACTTGGTAAAGGAATGAGTAATGCTAGAGCAATTGCTAGTGCAGTTCAAAAAGCATTTGGTAAAGTTCCAATCTCATTAAATGAAAAACAATCGGAGGCTAACTTAGCAGATAAAGAAAATATTGGTAAATATTTTATACTTTCAGACGGCACAGTTAAAACAGTCATAGAAAACGTTGATGGTAAAATAATAGAAGATATCGTATACTCTCCTTCTGGTATTACAATAGAGAGCTAACAATGGTTAAATTAACCTACGACACTCCTCAAAAAGAAATTGACAATGAGCCAAACTGGGCTCTGTCTATGGCGGCAGCCATACCATCAGGTATCATAAAAACATTCGAAGGAGCTGCAACGTTCGGTGCAGCATTATTAGATCTAGGTGTAGATAAAGATAGAGTCGAGGCAGTCGAAGCATACTTCGATAAAATTAATCCATTCGATGAGGCAGCAGCCTCAACAGGTATTGGTAAGATTACAGAACTTATAGTTAACATTGGTGTGCCTGGTGGTCTTGCATTTAAAGCTGCAAGTGGTTTAGGTAAAGCAACTATTCTTGCAAAACAAGCTGGTAAATATGCAGGCGGAACTGGAAAACTTAGAAGATTTACTCAAGGATCAATTGGTGCTGGTATTGCAGAGGGTATCGCGGTTGGAGATGTGCAGGATGCAGGAACCTTTGGTGATTTTTTAGGTGGACCCACAGAAATAAACAGAGATAGTGATAGCGCTGCCAACGAACTTATGAACAGACTTAAGTTTGGTATAGAGGGTATGGCATTTACTGGTGCGTTTGGTGCGGCTGGTAAATTAGTTGGTAAGATGAGAGAGGTGCGTGGATCGAATAAAGTGAAGCGTGGATTTGATAAGAGTATAGATAAACTTGATAGTTGGTTTAGAGCAAATGGTTTACTGACTCAAGAAGGTTTTGATGTAAGAAACGTGATGCGAGGCAGAATAGCTAAAGACACTAACGTTGGTGATGTAGCGATGAGAGAGATTGATAAACTCACTGATAATTTAGCTAGAAGTTATAATAAAGTTGCGGTTAGTAAAGTTCCTTTTTTGGAAGCTAAAAGAACTATTGGTAAAGAATTAAATGACGTGTTGATGTCAGGCACAGCAAAAAATGGTAAACTAAAACCTAAATTTCAAATGGTTGATGAAATTAAATTAGATGCATCTGGTAAAGAATTTAAAACAGGTAAACAATTATACGATGTACAAATAGAATCCATACCTTTAGCTAAAAAAGAAGCATTAAGAAAACTTTTAAAAAGTAAATATAAAGCTGATGATAAAGATATTACAAAACTTTTTGATCAGTTTGATGGTATTAGAGATACGTGGAGTGAGCTATTTACTATAATGGGTAGAAGACTCACACCTGAGTCTTTAAAATCTTTTGAAGATATGATTCCTAAATACATCAATGATGTATTAGATCGAGGTTATGAATATACAAAAGCGACAGCACGTAGCGACATACAGTTAGCCAATAATAGAAGACCCTCACAAACATTAATTAAAGAAGCAGTAAAAGAATTTCAAGATATTGCTGCACAAAAAGGTTTAAATCTTAATGATGATTTAGCAAAAGATATGGTAGATTATGTATGGCAAGGTGCCTATTTACCAAGAGGTTTCACAATAGGTAAAGGCACAGCACCTGGTCAAGTAAGATTTAAAGCAGTTCCTGCTTTTATGAAGGATTCTCTTGCTGAAACATTGGACAATAATAGTATATCTAAAAGATTATATGACACTAATATTTCTGAAGTAAGTGGTGTATCTCAAGCAGCTATAAAAAAATTATTAGGTAAGGCAGAAAATCCAATGTCTTCTATTGTAGATGGAACTGCTAATTTATCTGCAATGGTTAGAAGTCAACAATTCTTCGATGATTTAATTTTAAAAAATAATGAACTTAAAAAAAATTATGATGAATGGCTGGCCGGTGGTAAAGTGGGACCAGAACCAAGAATACCTTTTTTATATAACACTACAGACGATGCAATAAAATATGCAGGCGGAACTCCAACTGATTTTGATGTAATAACAAGTGCTAAAGGAGATGCTGCAAGAGAAATAGATAGATTTATAGATCCTGCAGCTACCATAAAAAGTGTGGACATAGACGAAAAAGTTAGCCTTGGCACAAAAGGTGAGATAGAACAATTATTAAATCCATTACAAGGAAAAATTGCATTAAAAGATTACGCACAATCTTTTAAAAACACAACAGAATTGCCAAAAAGTTTTTCAAGACAACTTTATAACAGTTTAATATTATATCCAAAAGGTCTATCACAAATGTCTAAAACAATTCTTGCACCATTTACACACGCAAGAAACTTTATCAGTGCTACAGCTTTTGCAGCAGCCAATGGTCATTTACCATTTGGTCAAATAGATGATGTTAAAGCAGCGTTTAATGCATTACAGGCTAAAGGGTTTAGAAGAGATAATCCTTTCTATCAAGAACTTTTAGAACTTGGTGTTGTAAATTCTAACGTTCAAATGAAACAAATAGCCGATCTTTTAGAAGATGTAGACTTTGGTAAGACACTTAATAAATTAGATAGTGACTATGGTTTAGGTAGATTCTTAAAAGGACTTAGAAAAATAAAAAGAGGTGCTGAAGATTACTACACAGCAGAAGATGACTTTTGGAAAATATTTACATATTTAGGTGAAAAATCTAAATTAAATAAAGCTTACAGAAATGCAGGTTTAAGACCAGGTCAAGAATTTATAGATATGAATGGTGCTAAACAAATATTTGATGATCAATATTTAAAAAGAGCTGCAGCAGATATAGTTAAAAACAATGTGCCTAATTATGCTTTTGTATCAGACTTTATTAAAGGTTTAAGACAACTACCTGTTGGAAACTTTGTAGCTTTCCCAGCAGAAATTATTAGAACAAGTTCTAATATTGTAGAAACTGCATTAAAAGAAATTAATTTTTCTACAGTTATCAATGGTAAAACTGTAAATCCATTAAGAGCCAGAGGACTTCAAAGATTAACTGGTATGGCTTTGACTACAGCTGCATTACCACTTGGAACAGTTGCAGCAGCACAAGCTATATACAATGTTGCAGATGAAGAAATTGATGCAATGAGAAGATATGTTGCTGACTGGTCTAAAAACTCTGTACTTATACCATTTAAAGATGAAGATGGTAAATTATCTTACATAGATTTCTCACATTTAAATGCATACGACACAGTTACAAGACCAATACAAACTGTATTAAATAAAGTAAACGCAGGTAGAGCAGATGAAGATGGAATCGTTGATGATTTTATTTTAGGTACATTAGAGTCTACAAAAGAAATTGCATTACCATTTATATCAGAATCTATTTGGACAGAAGGACTAGCAGATATCTTTGTTAGAAGAGGTAGAACACAGGACAATAGACAATTGTGGAATGAACAAGATGCAATAGGAGATAAGATATCTAAATCAAT